CCTGCCGGCGAACCTCGATGAACTTCGGCAGCGCGGCGCCGTCGTTGGAATAGGCGTGTTCGATGTTGCCCGGAAAAGTCTCGACGATCTTGTTGATCGTCAGAAAATCCCAGCCGCTTTTGCCGACCTCGCCGCGGCGGTGGCGGACGGCACAGCCGAACTTTTCGAGATCCTCCCAGACGCAAAGGGCGTCGCCGACGATGACCAGGCTCTTGCCGGCGTAGCGACCAGCGATCTCGGGCATCGGGAAGCCCGGCCCGCCGTATTCGTCGAGCCAGGACGGCTTACTGACCAAAAGCATAGCTGCCCCAGTGCTTCAGGCGGACCGACGGGTCCATGATGATCTTGAAGCCGGCCTCGCGGGCGATTCGGCAAAAGTGGTAGTCCTCGCTCTCGAGGCCGCCATCGTGGATCGGCGTCATGAAGAGGGCGGGTACGCGACCGTTGGCACCTTCCCAAGACGGTCGATAGTATGAGTTCACGGCTTTTCGGATGATCTCGTAATTCTCATCTGAGATGGTTTTCGGCAGATCATGCAAAGCATCGACAGCACGAATTTCTTGCGCGGCGAGATGCTCCCATAGCGCTTGCAGCACGCCTCTCTTGATCAACATGAAGCCGGTCCCGGCGTAGTCGACGGGCTCCGGTCCCTTCCACTGGTCGAGATCCTTGACGAGCGCGCCGTCTTTCCATGCGGCGAACCACTGCGCGTCGCGCTTTTTCATCGCGTAGACCCCCACCGCGATATCAGCGTCGAGGTTCCACAACGCGGCGACGTCGTTCGGCGAGAACTCGATATCGGCGTCGATCCAGAAGAGGTGCGAGAATTCCGGCCGGCGGAGGAACGTCGCCGTGATCTCCATGCGCGCGCGGTGGACGAGCGAATCATTGTTCTCGGGGAGGAGCCAGTCGTTGGCGATGCCGGCCTTGGTGAGCTCTTCCATCGCGACGAGCGCCGATCGGCAGTAGGCCGCCGTGACCATGTTGCCGTAGGCCGGCGTGGCGAACAGGATTTTTTCAGTCATGGCCCTTGCGGCTGGTCGTGATGGTGAATGACGGCCCGTCGCCGCCGATACGGCGGACGCCGCCGCGGGCCGACATGTGCGTCTTGCCCTGGCGGAAGTTCAGCGGGCGGATGTCGAACTCGCGATAGCGGTCCTTGATCGGCACGGCGCCGGCGAGGACGACGTTGACCGGAAGCTGCAGGATGTCGGTGTCCGTGATCTCTTGGGTCGCGGACGTGATCTGGAAGGCGTTGTTCTGGAAAGCGTTGCTTTGGAAGGCTGATGCCATCTATCCTCTATAACGAATGCCACGATCAGAGGAAAGTCTGGCGATGTTCGGTCTTTTCACGCGGATGTACGATATAGCGATCGGCCTCGTCGGTCTTTACTTCGCCGAGAGCGACGACGCGCCCGAGTAAGGGCTTCACCGCCGGGCCGGGAGGCGATAGGCTGGCGGGATGAATGATCGCTCACCTGTCGTCGTTTTTCGGAAACCGCCCTCGCTGCCATCCTCACGACGCGAGCAAATCATCGACGCAATCATTGCGGCGCTGCTCACGCCGATCGCTTGGCTCGCCAGGAAGCTGCCTGCCACCGGCAGATCGCTAAGCCGGCGCCCACGAGGCTGAAGCACCAACCATCCCCGTCGGCGCTGTATCGGCAGACTGATCGGTCACAGTCAGAGGCGTGCCACTCTGCACACCAAAGGCAGCCGACGACCACTCGTCAGAGTTAATATCTACGTCGTGGACTTCAGACAGAGCAGGTGTCCAGTCGTTGGCACCACCATTGACCTGCTGTGAGCCCGCGACCCAACCGCCGCCGGCCGCCACATTGAGGCTTAAACCAAGCAAGCCGGATGACGGTGTTACATCCGAGGCGATCGCGTGGGCCGCCGCCGAAGACGGGTTCATCATGCGGAAGACGGAGATAGCGAACGCCGTTGCGGCCCCTGCCGTGATGGTCACAACGCCGGTAGTGCCTGAAGCGACCTCGCGAATGTAAACGGCCGCGCCGCGATTGCCGGCGGCGCCCGCCGTTATAACATCTGTTCCCGCCGATCCGCCGATGGCAATGGCCGTGATCTCGCCTCCAAACGTCCGCCCCACGATGACGATGTATCGGGTTTCGCCGGCGCCGGGCGCCGCGCCGAAAGAGAGCGTGGCTCCGTTGGTGACGCCGTTCGCGGTGTTGGTGAGTGAAAATACCAGCGGGGCGGCAACATACCCCTGCATCGCGCCCGCGATGCCCGGCAGGACCGCGCCAACCGGCAGACCGTAGTTGAGGAGATCGCGCGTCGAAGGTCGGATGATCGCCGGCTTCGGGAAGACGAGCGGAGGCGGGCCGAGATCGATCATTTCGCTGACGGCGGACCCGGCACGTCGAGGACGGCTTTGATCTGCGCGACGGTCAGCCCGATCGTCGCCTCTAGCCTCTCGGCGTCGGTCAGCGGCGGAGGCGGGGCCGGAATGTCCTCGACATCAAACACCTCGCGCACGCCCCCAGCGCCATCGGATTCGTAGCGGGCCGCACCCGTCTTCTGCTTGCCCTGCGGCGGCACGAAGGGGGCAGGACGGGCCAGGCCGACGTTGGCAAGCTCGGCCTCGTCCCACATGGCCTCGATGTTCGGCGGGACGCGGACCTCCATGTCGCGCGACTGATCGAACAGCCTCTCGCGCTGATCCCACGGCTGAAAAGTTGCGATCTTGACCAGCATCACGAGATGTCCTTGACGAGCGCGCCAAGAATGCGATTCGACGCAAGCACCGTGTAGAACAGCACGTCTTGATCGGCCGCCGTCGTCGATAGGACCGGCGCCGTGCCGCCGGCGAATTCCCAATCGGTGCCGTAGGCGAGCGTCCGGCTGCCGGTCGCGTCCTGCACGATGCGGATGTAGCCGGTCTGGCCGACCTTTTCGTTGGTCGGCGAGCCGAGCGTCCGGTTGCCGGCGAGCGTCACCACGGCGTTGATGAACGTCGACATATCGACCGCGATGGTCGCCGCATCGGTCAGCGTCACTTCGGCGGGCGCGGCCCAAATCTGATCGATCGCCGGCACGCGGCCGGTGTCGGTGCCCGTCCGGTACTCCGCCGCGGTCGCAAGCTCAACGATGCCGTCGACCGTTTGGGAAGCCGCGTCGACCGCGATCGTCGTCGTGGTGATCGTGAGGCCATTACCGAGCGTCAGCCAAGCCGTCGCCCCGGCGCTGTCATCCCAGAAGAACAGGCGATCGGCGCCGGGATCGGCGGGGATCGTCAGCGGCGCGCTCAGCGAGATCGCTTGCCCCTGGACGCTCGTCAGGTTCGCCAGCGTGTCGAGCGCCGCCTCGATATCGGCCTCGAGCAGCGCAACCATCGCGGCGTAGTCCGCCGCCGAAACGAGCGACTGGCCGTTCGCCGAGGGCGTCACCCCCGCCCAGGTGTCGAGCTGCGCGTCCCACGCCTGGACGTTCGTCCCGATGACGAGCCCGGTGATGACGAAGCCGTTGAGGTCGAGGTTGCCGCCGAGTTGCGGCGTCAGATCCTCGACGACGTTCTGAAGACCGCTGGCGGCCAAGCCCTCGATGTCCCCAAAATCGACCCGCGCCATCGCGCCAGCGGACGTGTAGGCGATCAGATAGTCGCCGGCGGCAGGGTGCGTGATGATGTTGAAATCGGTGAGGGCGAAGAACTTGACCGCGTTGCCGGTCTCCTCCCAGCCAAGCAGCCGGTCGGCGCCAGGGTCGGCGAGAGACGCGCCCGTGCCGCCGTCGGCCAAAGCCACATCCGTGCCCGCCGGCGCGTAGAAGTCCGTGTTGGCCTCGAGATTGACAGTCGCCTTGAACGTCGCCTCGTCGGCATCGTCGAGAATCGACCGCGCGAACGCCGTCAGCGCCGTCTCCGCCCAGGTGTCGACGCCCGTCGTATAGGCGAGACGGTCGGCCACCGTGCCGAGCAAACCGAGCGAGGTCAGCGTCGCATCGAGAGGCTGAAAATCGAAATCCCCGAAATCAACCCGAACCATCGCCCCGGCCGCCGAATAGCCGACCAGGTACACACCCGCCACCGGATGCGTCTCGATGTTGAAGTCCGTCAGCGCGAAAAACTTCACCGCCCCCGCGGTGTCGTCCCACCCGACCAGCCGATCCGCCCCCGGATCCGCCAGCGACGCGCCGGTCCCCCCATCCGCCAGCGCAACGTCCGTCCCGCCGACCTGGTAGAACGCCGACGCCTCGCTCCCGTCGAGCAAATCAGCGTCCAGCCCCGACCCCGACCCGTCGACGGCCAGTAGCGCCGTCAGGATGGCCGACGCCCCGATCAGCGTCAGAACATTCGCGCCCGTGAGCTCCTGTACCGCCCCGGCCGACGATAGCCGCCCCAACACGCGGTCGCCCGCCATCGTCAGCGTATGTTCGGCATTCCAGTCATCAGGCCCGACAATCCCAGCCTCGCCGGCGTCCGCCACCGGCGATACGAAGGCGTGGGTGAGCGAAAGCGCCACCGCCTAGCTGCCGATCAGCTCGTAGGCCCGTCCAACCACCAGCGGGCCGTAAGCCTTGCCGATCAGCCCCTTCAGCCGCACCACGTCCTCGGCCGAAATCTCCGCCTCGCCGTCGTTCGAGCACAAGGCCGCAAGCGTGAACCGCTGCACCTTTTCCTGCGCCGTGATGTTTTTCTCGTCCCCGTAAGTGCCGAGAAGCGCCTGGCACGCAACAGCCCCCAGCGTCAGCTTCTTCTCACCCTCGCCAACCGGCTCACCCCGAATGTCGCGAATCACCGCGCCGAAATCGATCTTCACGAGGCCTCCTATCCGCTCAGAACCCGCTCCACAGCGCGTTCGCTATAACGGATACCCCAGACAGCCCCGAGCGTCAAAAACCAGCCGACGGGCCCCCCTACGAGGCCGGATGGGCATCCCAACGATGACGTCGAGCAAATCTGGCTGACTTCCGCGCTCCCCGGGCCCGGGCCCACCACGCAAGCATCAAATCCGACGTCGCACACGCCATCAGGCATCGTCCGCACGCACCTGTAGCCGATGCTGCAGCCGCGTGATCGCACCCGCCAGAGCCGCAAAAACGTCCGACTGCGACCACGAGGAGGCCGTCGACCCGTCAGAGTTCACAACCGCAATCGCCACCGCCTTGATCTTGCCAGCCTCCGCCTCCGCAAGAACCTCGCGGATCGTCGCGACAACATCCTTCCGAACCTCCTCAGTCCGCGTCTCCAAAACCCGTAGCTCTGCCATCTTCATCTCCTCGCGCGCGGATCAGAACTCAGCCGTCACCGACCGCCGCAACCGGAATGCAATCGTAATGCTCCTCATCAACCCGCAACTCAGCCGCCCGCTCATCGCACGCATCGACGCTCGCAAACCGGCCAGTCACCAACTCGCAGCCGTTGAGATGCTGGCAGATCAGAGCAATCATCAGGTATTCGACCATCGTCGCCTCCCGCTATGTTGCATTGCCGTATGGTCATTGTGCACCGCAGCGGCCAATAGAGGCGCCGAGTTGCAGAGGGGGATTAGAACCCGAACGACAGGGCCTCGGGGGTGGCCTACCCCCTCCCTCCAGGCCAGAATGGCGGAAAGCAGCCAATCATCGCAGCCCATCGATCGATCGACAGCTTATGAAGCTGCCGACAATGACCCTGAAACCCGCAGAGATCAGCCAATCCGTTGCAACACTGGCTGTTGCAAAGGCCCCCGATCTGCCAGCCTCGCGCGCCCGCGTAGGTATCCGAATACCACAAACTCTCGAGACCCGAACCGCCGGTCTGTCCCGCTCGTCATTCGCTCGTCTGATCATCTTCGTCGTCGGCTTGGCTGTCGTCGTAGTCGGCGGGCTGTCGTGCTGGCGTCACGTCGATGATTGGCGCGAAGGGGATTGCGTATTTCTCAGCGATGCGCTGGGCGATGTCCGGGTTGATGCGTCCGATCTCGGAGAGGATTGCGGCGGGATTGTTGATGGTGATTTCGGAACGATCGACACGAAGGCCAGCGACGTGACCGCGTTGAACCTCGGCACCGAGGGCAGTTTTCACGTCCTTCTGATCGATGGCGAGTTCGCGAAGTCGCTCGAGTTCCCGCATGTGATTTTCGCGGGTGAGGATTGCGGAACCGAGATGCGCTCGGCGTGCGGCGGAGAGCCAAACCGCAACTCTACTGTCAGCGCGAAGCTCGGAAGCGCGCGCCCAGATGGTCGGGTCGGCGCTGCCTGAGCAGTCGTATGCCTCGCGGTAGGCGTCGGCGCCGGTGAGGCCCTTGAGGAGGCCCTCGACGAACTTCATCTGCTTTGGCGTGAGCGGCGGGAGGTCGGTGTCTGGCTCTTCGACCAACTGAGCGGCGTCGCTTGGCGGCACGTCGCTTGCTCGCTTGCTCGCTGCGCTGGTCCTCGCTCGGCTAGTCGCCTCGCTGCGGAAGGAAAGACGCGCGTGTTTGGTTGGCGCGTGGAGATTGCGCGATTTTTTATGTGCTTGTCAATATCCTCGATAGCGAATGGCTGAATACTGCGGTTTGGCGGAAATGCTGGCCTGTTGACATCTATAGTGAACAATTTACATCCGTCAACATGATTGGCAGAAACAGGTTGAAGGCCCTCTCGATGCTGGAGCGAGGGCTGTTGACCTTGAGCGAGGCGGCGGAGCTCGCCGGTGTGTCGCGCCAATCGCTTCATGCCTGGTGCCGGCGTCGCGATGTCGATTGGAAGGCCGCTCGAGCGGCGCTGTTGCTCAAGCAATGGGAGAAGGCGGAGCGGCCGCGGAAGCGAAAGCCGAGCAAGGCGCGATTGAGGAAGCAGGCTGACGAGGCCAAGGTCGAGTGGGATCTCAATCATGAGCAACCGGAATTGGTCGAAAGACCGGCAGCGTAGCCTACGCAGCGAATCGGCTCGATCGAGCGTGGCTTTTGCCGGCATGGACAACGATCAGGTGCTTGCCGTGCTCGATCAGCCGTCGAAAGCCGATCTGCGCGCTGAGGCTGCGGTGCTGGCTGCCGGCGTGACGATCACGCGGCTCCCGACTGTGCGGCGCCTTCATTGTCGTTCGTGCGGTCATCAGGGCAAGGTATCGCACCCTGCAGGTGCGGCGCCGACCTTTCGCTGCCGGAAGTGCGGTGCGAAGATTTAGGTCTGCGCCCGGATAGCTGCAGCACCTTCGCGCATGAATTCGTCGTGCGTTTTGGCGGGCAGCTTGCGCCATCGGCGCTCGTGAGCATCGTCCTCGGTCTCAGGTCCGAAGCGGGTCATCTGCAGATTGGTATGCCGGCACCATTCGCGGTGTATCGCCTTGGCGACGCGCTCGACATCCTCAGGCTCGGCGCCGAACAGGTTCACTGCCTTGTCCTCTCGACCCAGACCTTGCCGACGACGTAGATGCCGATTGCGACGCCGAGCCAGATGGCCCACGAGATGGCGGTCACGGTCCATCCTCCGTTGGCACCGCGCGCCACTCCTGGCGGATGTCGACCACCGTCACGCGGTCCTCGGCGATGCCCTCGACCATCATGAGCTGCTCGAGCTTGCCGGCGCGCCACCGCAGCATCGGCGTCCGGTGGACGTGCTGCCAGACCTCGCGCCTGATCGGCACCACGCGGCCGTCGTCGCTCATCGCGATTCGCCTCGCAAAATAGTTTCGTCGTCGGAATGAAGGCTCATTCTGCAGCCTCGCCGAACGCCTCGCGGCCACGCTCAAAGAACCGCTTGTTGGCCTCCTCGATCGCGTCCCGAGCGCGGGCCGATCGGTCTTTCTCGTTGCGCGTGCCGGTCTCCGCCAGGTCAGCGCGGAGCGCGTCGAAGCCCTGACCTATCCGGGCACGCTCCTCCTCGCCCGGCGCAAACTCCGGCTCGATCTTGCTGAGCGCCTCGAGGTCCGAAAGGTCGTCGTGGAACGGCCGCAGGATGCCGTTGACGATCGCGGCGAACTGCGGCGGCGTCGGTGCAAATCGCTTGTCGATGTCCGGCGCTTCGCCGCGGAAGATTTTCAGCCGTGCCTCACGCACGGCCCAGGCCGGCGCCGCGCCGAGAGCGTCTGCATAGGCGTCGATTCGCATGGTGGCCGAGATGTCGGCTTGGTCCTGCGTCGGAAAGGCGGTCAAGAGCTTGGCCAGTTCAACGCCGATCGACGCCTTGTCGCTAGGTCCGGCGAAAATCTGCCGCCGGAAGGTCGAGATCGAGTTCGCGATCTGGCGCTGGTCCTCGACCGACATCGTGAAGCCCGCCATCAGCGTCGGCTTGCCCGACACCCAGCCCATCGCCCGGCGCAAAGCGTTCAGCGATGGCTCGGAGAAGGGCGTCGTGGGGACGGGGTTTTCCGTTGGCGACTGGCGGGCTGGCAGGTTGGTCATTGAAGCGTTCCTGATTGAGGAAAGTCGCGGGATTGAGCCACGGTCGGTCGGGTGGTTTCTCGGCGATGTAGCGATCAAGGCCGAACAGGATCACGGCGAGTTCGTACGTCTTGCGGACCTTGGCGAAGGATCGCAGCGCTGCAGGCTTGCCGACCTTGTGCGGGTAAGGCTTCCAGAACTGATCGAACTCCCGGCGAAGTTCGCGCGCGCGCTCAGAGGACGAAGCGAGCGAAGCGAGCGTTCGGGAAGGGTTAATTTCTTTAGGAGGTGTGGAGGGGATTTCTTTATCAGGGGAACCCGAAGCGTCACCGTGCGTAACGTGCGTCACTCGTGACGCCTCTTTCTTGCGCTGGCGATAGCGAACCATGCGATCTGCTGCAGCCGATCGAACTGGCTGATTTGCTTCCTCGATGCGCTCCAAAGCCGTAACGAGTGCGTCACCTGTTACGCCTGCAGCGATCAATTCCCGCGCGGCTGCAGACACGACGCCCATCACGTTGCGTCCTTGAGCACGCCGTTGGCGGCATGGGCGCGGCGGTCGCCGTGATGCATTCCGCCGGGGATGATGGTGGTCACGCGGTTGGCGTGGATGACGTAGGTGAAGCCGCCGGCGCTGATGCGATGCTCGCCAGGGCCGCTGCCGGCACGCTTGGCGATCGTCTCGATCTCGGCGCGGATGGTGGTGAGGTCGATGCCCTTCACGCGCTCGAGATAGCGGATGATCGCGTGGTCTGTGACCAAGATCGGCGGTGCGGCGGGCTGGCGGGTCATGCGGCACGCTCGCGCGGCGGTACGATGATCGGCACGCAGAACGGCGCCTGATCGTCCG